CAACCAACCTTTGTACCAGACATCATTGTTCAAGAATCCGATCTCATAGGATTTCTCGATGAGAATATCAACGCTCAGGTTGAAGTGATAGAAACGAAGATCACCAAGGAGGATCGTTCCATCCGGGATGTATGGACTCATAATGACCGGGCTACCCAAGATTCGTCCGACAACTGCGGTATTGGCGTAATCGACTTGTTGACCATTCGCAACACTTAACCCCCACTGTGCGTTCTCAAGAAAGATAGGCCGGGCCAATGCGTCCTTGATGGAGCAAACCCCGGAGTAAAGAGTGTTTGAGGACATTACCCAATAAGCGCCAGGGTGATATGGGGCACTCAACAAACCTTTCAACGCCGTGAAGTTGTCATAGGTCAGCGAAGACAGATTTGCGCCAGCCTTGCCATAGATGAGTTGGTTACTAACAGACCAAGTAACAGCGTTCAAAATACCCGTAGGCATGTTGTTCGCCGATCCGGTGCCATTGAGTACAGCATTCTCGATTGCTGTCATGAGTTTGCGGAAGAGCTTGTCGACGATATACGCCTCGAAAGCATCTACCGACAGTTGCTCCACCACACGGGAAACTTGAACAGTCTTAACAAGGTCGTAGGCAGTCAAGAGCAGGTTGAGCAAGGCGTCCGTCGATGATGCCGCTGGAGTGCTTTCTGCTGTCCACACTGCGTCATTTGTGACGTTCTCATAGGGTACTTTCAAGTTTCCTTTGAGGTTGTACTTGCTGATGAAAGGATAAACAGCTGAAACAATGAGCATTTTTTCGACCACTTGGTCGAGGGTGATTTGTGGGATGGCCGCTCCTGCACTGCCGGATGCGCTGGTATAGCGAAGTTCAACCAGATTCCGGCCATTGCCGATTGCATTACCGCGCTCAAGAACACCGCGCTCCTCATGAGTTAAACGATCCTTACCGGATTGCAGCATATGAAAAAATGCGCTGCGGTACTCTTTTGTCTTCCGGGCTTCTTGTTGATCGAACTCGCCAGCGCTTAAACCGCCTTGCCCCATGAACCCAACTCGCTGCTCAACCACTGGCTTGAGGCCTTCGAAGTTGCCTCCTTTAGCACGCTCTAAGATGTCCATTTTCGCAAGGATACCTCGCTCTTCTACTGCGAGGTTGGTGAGTTCTGTATCAATACCTTTAATGACTTCATCGGTCAGGTCTGTTCCAGTTTCGATGGTGTTACGAATTTCCGCTTTGCGGGTTTCGATTTCCCTAAGTCTCTTAAGCATTTTTTTCCACCTTTCAATTAAAAAAAGCCCGACACCTTTGGGTGTTGGACTTCTATAAACGGGTCTTAAACAATAAATTCCTTAGTTCAATTTGTCTCTGGTTCTCCCTATCCTTTGCCTCCTGGGCTTTGGCTTCTTCCTGCTCTAAAATCTGCGTGCGTCGGGCCTCTAATTCTTGCTGTGCCTTGATATAGCTTCTGACAGACACTGTGGTTTTCTCATATGCGGGGAAGTCTACTATAGAAACATCATAGATTTTGTCAAAGCTAGAGATCGTCCGGGTGTTGGTCTTTGGGTCAAAGGCATCCTTCGCGACCGTAAAAGCAAACGACATTTTATCCAGATGCCCTGTTCTCACCAACTCGTGGATATCATTGGCCTGAGTAGTGTTAGCCATTCGCGCTGTGACACCCAGACCTGTATCGTCGATCGTCAAGTCCAGCGTACCGGCTTTAGTGCTTGCCAGGGGTGGCACATGCTCTGAGTGATTGTATTTTAAAACGACATTGGAAAGGTCCACACCTTTTAAAGCGTCCCGGTGAATTTGCTCGTAATACTGCGTCCCGTCGCGATTCTGGAAGATCGGGGTCGGCGTGTCAAAGGCGATGGCTCTTCCTTCAAGTACTTTAAGTAGGGACTGTCCTCCTTCTGCATCTAAGAGACCAGCTCGTAGCTGAACGGCCCGATATTCAATCTTACCCTTATGTTCCTCCGACATTAATTTTTTCACCTCCTTCCAGAGTGCCTTCGTCGTTATTTTTTGGTGCTTCGGGCAAGGTATTGCTTTTTGACATCGACATCTGGTAGTCGTTTTTGATACTCACATCCACAAAGTTCAAGCTCTCCACTCTGCGTTCACCGCCTTCAATTGCCCCCAACCCAAATAATTCACGCATTTCATTGATGGTGAGTGATCCTGTTGGGGCTAGGTATTGCACTATGGCTACCTTGGTCTTGTCTGAGGTGTACTGGAGTTTACTTGAGGTAAAACTGATTTTATTACCATAACCGCGCTCTCGATCAGTGAAAATCTTATAGGTGAACGCCTCACCCATTTGCTTTAATAAGGGTGACACTATGCTCGTATAAAAGGCACTTAACTCGTCCTCGTTATAGGTCGAAAATACGATTTTCTCGCTTATGTTAAAATAGCCAAAGACTTGTTTCTGGATCGTTTCCATCTGCGCTGCATCGAGTAGGATCGCCTTACTTTCAAAGGGCTTAAATTCCCCAGTTTGGAAATCCGTAAATATAATCCCTGAATTATTTTGTATGTCGAAAAACTTCCCTAAAACTTCATCCCGCTTGGCGATTAAGTCGGCTGTTTTTAAGGTTCCTGCAAAGTGAAGGCTCCCACGAATATTGGCGGGTCCATTAGCAACTGCGTTAATGATGCCGTTGTGGACGGTATTGGTTAATTGGAGAAGTGGGTATAAGGCATTGTCGTTATAGCTCCCCATCAAATCACTTTCGAAATAATCCCTTTTCAGGTGTATGACTTGTTCAAACGGAGCAATGATCTCCTGTCCACCCCGAAAGTTAAACTTCACAAACAGGGTCCCGGTATCATCCATGCCTGTGGTACTTGACTCCATGTAGGTTACGAAACTAGAATTGAGGGGGTAGAATCCTTCGATGTTCCCCAATTCATCTTGCTTGATATAAACAAATGCGTTATTGTGAATCAGTAGGTTGGTCGTTAATTTAAAAATGAATTCTGATGAATTCATGAATGGATTAGGCTGGCCGCTTAATAAATTGGCAATGTCGCTATCCTGAGGGATAGTGTCACCTTTGACGTACCGTATATGTTTGATGTCAGCTTTCGCAACATGTGTAGCTATTGCCCTGAGGCAAGCTCGCATAAGGAAATTATAATAAACTTCGCCATTGGTGTTGCTTATGGTGGGGACATATCCGTTTAATGTCCTAAACAAACTCATAGGCTGCGACTGTGGGGGTTTTTTGCCAAAGATATTGCTGAACATTGAACGAAAACTCTTAATGCCCTTCACCTTCTTCCATCCTGAACTTTAGTCATTTGTTTCGAATTTAAAGGACGTCTGACCTGCTAATTCCAACATCCTTCTGGTCAACTTTCTCCTTGCATTTCTCAGCCCATAAAACTTTTGGGCAATTTGTCTATCCACGCCTTTCAAGGCTTCTACATTTTTGGTCTTATCAATATTCACGTATTTGGACTGACCTTCATTGTCTTTATAATTGAAGCAAGTTCTAATACCATGTTCATCCCTAAACTGGGCGATTAAGCCACTCGCACTTCGGCGTAGCTCGCGTTGTCGAGCGGCGTATGAATCAAAAGCAAAGTGCGGCTCCATTAAATTAATGACATCTTTAATATCTATCTCGCCAAGTTCTTCCATCTTCGTTAGGATAAATTCTTTCGCTCGCTTGTCCAATCGTTTACTCATTTGCTTAGCTCCTTTAGGAATTTTTGTATTCTTAAAAGCCTGGGTATACTTTCGTTGATTCTTTCAATATGTGATTCAATCATGTCTTGATCGAGGTATTCCTTCCAGGCATTAAGATGGCGATCATCTGTACCTAGCAGCGAAACATCGTAGATCACTGCGGTAAATTTTTTTGACACTCTGAGGCAAAAGTCCTCATACTGATTGAAGTCCTTATCTTTCGGGACCTCGCGTTGTTTCCGTTTCTGAGCGAGTTCCAAGACACGTGCGCGGGTAGGGATGTCGTCATTTTCTCTGGCTTCGTCCTTAACTCGCTCTACCAAGTCTTTGTTATCGGCTAGTGTTTCGAAGCGCTGAGCTTGTTTTTTTGAAAACCCCAAATCTTTAATGGCTTCATATTTTGGCTTATCAGACCTAGGGACAGCGGTGTCCCTAGGTTCATGTTTTGTCTTATCTGTTCTGGCACCTGGTGCCGTGGGTATCGCCTTTGACAAGTCACCGAATCGCGTCTCAGCATCGAGCAAAGCTTCCGCTAACATCTGCGCTTCCTCTCTTTTTTGACTCATGACTTCCTTTGCCAACTTCAGTTTATCAATAGCCCGGATTTCTGCTCTGACGGATGTTAACTTTTCCCTACCTACCAGGATGAATTGACTTAAGTCCTCCAGGTTTGCAGGCAGATTTTGTTCATATGCAGTTAGCTCCAACAACCCCAATCCTTTCTAAATCAGACTATCGATAAGTTCCTTGTTCCTCTCATACACTACATACGAATCCAGAAGGCTCATCGCACCGTCGATAAAATTTCGACTTTTCGTTTTAACAGGCGTAATATTATTGTTGCGATCATAGACCACGCCAAGACCACATAAACAATATTCCAGCAATGGATTCTTGTTGTAGTTAATCTTCTTGGCACTTAGGTCTGCTCCAAGGTGCTTCAACGGGTTACTTAAAGTTTTGGCCCCTTGGATTACAATATCCATAAGCCCATTAAAACCGTTCTGCTCCATATCTTTGATCCAGTAACCTGAGTTCCAACTATCGTATCCTACGCTTTGGAAGTACAGGCTGTATTCGGTTTTCATTCTCACGAACCACTGTGTGATATATGAGTACTCGATGCGATTCCCTGGCGTCAGTTCCAGCAGTCCTCGCTCAATCCACGCCTGATACACCACTCTTTTTGAGTGCTCTGCGTTCTGATAGGTCACTTGAGGCATCCAATACATCTGGTGGCACAGGAATTTTCCTCCGGCCTTTGGAACCAAAATAGTCGCCGAAGTTAAATCTGTCGTGCTGCTTAAATCAGCACCCCCTATACAATAGGAATCCCTAATATCCTCCATTCTGAAAGTTTCCTCATTGCGAATTTCGCTATATTCTAGAAATGCTTCAGAGGTTGTGCCGATAATATTAAAATCCTTCGTGAGCACAGTCGCTTTAAAGGCCGGATCGGATACAGATTTGT